AGACCGCTCGACCGGCTACCAGGATCTGGTTTCCAACAACAACGCGCTGCTTGCGGTGATGCGCCGCAAGAACCTGTGGCGCACCTACTCCGGGCCGCGGGTGCGCCAGACCCTGCAGATCGGCAAGAACGTCGCGCAGTGGTACTCCGGCTACGACCAGCTGCTCAACCCGGCGCTCGATCTGTTCAACGACGCCTACTTCGATCCGAAGATGGTGGTGGTGCCGGTGATCCTGTCGATGCAGGAAATCCTCAACAACGAGGGTTCGGCGCAGCTGCTCGACGTCTATGACAGCTACATCGAGGCGGCCGAGAAGGCGCTTGAAGACACCATGGACGCCGGGCTCTATGGCGATGGCTCGGCCAACGGCGGCAAGCAGCTCACGGGGCTGGCGACCGCAATCCCGATCGTCAACACCTCAGGCGTCTATGGCGGCATCGATCGCGCCACCGCCACGATCTGGCGCACCCAGACTTTTGACGCGCAGAGCGTGGTGGCCGCGATCGGCACCCAGGTCACGTCGACGACGGTGCGGCCGTATCTCAACTACGTCATGACCAAGCAGAGCCGTGGTCGCGACTACGCCGATCTCTTGATCATGTCGCCGGAGCACTATGCGGCCTACGACGCCGCCACCATCGCGATTCAGCGCCAGCAGAACGAGACCTCGCTCGGCAAGCTGGGCTTCTCGGCACTGGAATATATCGGCGGCGGCAAGCGCGCCGAGATCGTGCTCGACGGCGGCATCGGCAGCAACATGCCGTCCAACACCACCTTTGGCATCAACACCGACACCATGCGGCTGCGCTATCACCCCAGCCGCAACTTCGACAAGCTGTTCGACGGCGACGGCCAGATGCCGATCGACAAGGACGCCATCGCGCAATTCATCGGCTGGATTGGCGAGCTGACGATGACCAATCCATTGTTCAACTGGAGGTTCTACGACTCCAACCCGGCCGCTTAATTCGGGAGTGATTCCGATACCCATGCTCCCGTAACCTTGGGCCGTCGCTGTGAGTGGAGTCCGGCGGCGGCCTCTTTTTTAGGAGGCTTTCCCTATGCCGATGCGAGATCCCGATGCCGCCGTGGTTGCCGTGTTCAAGTCGAGCGCGGTCAAGCATGACGCCAAATCCGCCAAGGCCGGCCGTCCGGTGTTCGAGGACCGCGAAGAGGTCGAACTGCGTTATCCCGGCTCCAAGAACTACAGCGTGCACCCGGCCACCGGGTTTTCGCACTGGGAGAGCGATCCGATCTCGGGCGAGCAGGTCCAGGTCACCTATGCCGAACGGTTCGCGCACCAGTACCGGCAGTTCAAGGCGCACGCGATCCAGACCAAAGCCGGCACCCCGCTGTCGGAGGTGATGTTCCTGACCGAGGCGCGGCGCGCCGAGCTGCGCGCCTTCAACATCTACACCGTCGAGGCGCTGGCGGTGGTCGAGGGCCAGGAGCTGAAGAACTTAGGCCCGCACGGCCGTGACCTCAAGAACAAGGCGATCGAGTATCTCGACGAGGCCAAGGGCCATGCGCCGTCGACCCAGCTGCAGGCTGAACTCGAGGAAATGAAGCTGCGCAACAAGCTGCTCGAAGAGGACAACGAACGGCTCAAGCAGCTCAGGGGCCAGCTCAAGGGCGACGCGGCTGCGCCGGACCCCGACAATGATTTCGAGGCGATGACGCTGGATCAGCTGCGCGACTTCATCGCCACCAACACCGGACACGCGCCGCGCGGCGCGATCAACCGCAAGACGCTGATCCGGATGGCGCGAGATGCAAAGGCGGAGGCAGCATGACGCTGTTGACGGTGGTGCAGGATGTCTGCGAGGTGGTCGGTGTGGTGCAGCCGACCTCGGTGTTTTCCAGCATCGGCGGCAATCGTACCATGCAGGAGATGCTGGCACTGGCCAACGAGATGGCGCAGCGCATCGCCTACGACAGCCGCGACTGGCAGATGTTCAAGCTGACGCAGACCATGGCCGGCGATGGTGTTACGGCAGCGTTTCCGCTGCCGGCCAACTACAAGCGCATGCTGTTGACCTCCAACATCTGGCGCTCCAATACGCCACTGACGCCGATGCGTTTCGTACCGGACACCGACGAGTGGATCCGACGGCGGCTGCAGAACTGGATCGATTCGCGCGGCGAGTGGACGCTGCTCGGCGGCCAGGTCAACATCGTTCCGGTCATGGGCACCGGCATCACCGCGATGTACGGCTATCTGCACAAGAATTGCATCACGCTGGCGGGCGGCGGTCTCGGTGCCACGTTTATCGCCGACGGCGATTCGACCGTGCTCGACGAACGGCTGCTGAAGCTGGGCATGATCTGGCAGTGGAAGGCCAATAAGGGTTCGCCCTACAACGAGGACATGGCCACGTTCGAAGACGCCATGGCGATGACGATGGGCCACGACAGCCCGGCGCCCATTATTATCGATCGCAAGCCGGCCTCGGTCGCGACCAAGACCGCCTATCCGTTCCTGGTGCCGACCTCATGAGTCAGGAGCACGCGCATGATCGCAATTGCAATCAACCTGCTGTGGATCCTGATCGGAGTCATCGTCATCTGCGCCGTGATCTATTTCGTGTTCTACGTGCTGCGCCAGGTGATGGCGATCACGATCCCGGAGCGGGTCGAGCAGGCCGTGTGGCTGATCGTGCTGATCCTGGTGATCATTTCGCTGCTATCGCTGGTCGCCGGTGGAGGCGGCGGCGAGTTGCACTTTCCCCATCTCCGATTCGGGTGAGCAGCCGATGCTGCCCGCCGCCGATCCCCATACACCGTCAATTTGCAAAGGCTGTTGAGGCTAGAGCATGAGCCAGCGCCAGGCCTTCAAGCGCGTGCCGGTGCCGCAGCAGCTGCAGCAGCGGCTCGAAACCACGACGGTGCCGGCGCCGGTGCGCGGCATCATCATGGACGAGAACCTGGCCTACATGCAGCCGGGCGCCGCGATCATCTGCGATAACTGGAAACCGACCCTGCGCGGCGTCGCGCTGCGCGGCGGCAGCGTGGTACAGTGTACGCTGCCGGAGACCACGCCGGTGCTGTCAGGCTTTCGCTACGCCAGCGGCAACAACCAGCGCATCTTCGCCGCCAACGCCACCAAGCTGTACGACGTCACCGCGACCACGCCGACGTTGATCGCGTCGGGACAGCACTCCGGCAACTATGTCGGCTCGCAGCTGGCCAATCAGAGCGGCGACTATCTGCTGGCGCTGAACGATTCCGGCGACTATCCGTTACGGTTCGACGGCACCAGCTGGACGACACTTAATGCAGGCCAAATTAATGGCCCGGCCGGCTCCAATGTCGTGAACGGCCAGAACCTGGTCTATGTCTGCAAGTACCGCAGCCGCTGGTTTTTCATCGAAGCATCCTCGATGAACGCCTGGTACCTGCCGCTCAACGCCATCCAGGGCACGCTGTCATTGATCCCGCTTTCCGGAGCGGCAACCAAAGGCGGCAAACTGCTGTTTTGCACCACCTGGTCGATCGACGCCGGCGACGGCATCGACGACAAGCTGGTGTTCTGCACCGATCTCGGCGAGCTGCTGATCTTCACCGGCTCCGATCCCTCCAGCGCCGCCAACTGGCGCCAGGAAGGCCGCTACACCATCCCGGCGCCGATGGGCATGAACGCGCATACACCGCTCGGCGGCGATGTGCTGATCGCCACGGTGTCGGGCATCGTTCCGATCTCAGCGTCGATCACCAAGTCGCCGGAAGAGCTGGAGCTGGCGATGATCACGCGCACCATCAAGCCGATGTGGCGCGACGAGGTCAACACCAAGCGGTCCTGGGCGTGGTCGATGGAGAACTGGGAGATCTACGGCGGCGTCTTCGTGACCTGGCCGGGATCGACGCCGGGCTATTGCGCGGTGGTCAATGCCGCCACCGGCGCCTGGGCGCGTTTTCCCGGCTACGACGCCACCTGCTTCATCCGGATGCGCGACGACATGTATTTTGGCACCCAGGGCGGCGTCATCATGCAGGCCGACCGCACCGGCAAGGACAACGGGCTGCCCTATGTCGCCACGCTGCTCGGCGGTTGGGAGATGTTTCAGGCGCCGGGACAAACCATCACCTGGCACCAGGCCCGCGCCATCTTCGTGGCCGCCGACGGCCAGCCGTTCAACCCGCAGATTGCGTCCGCAACCGACTACAACACCGTGTTGCCGCCGGCGCCGTCCGCCGGTTTTGATCCGGGCGGCGCCGATGTCTGGGATCAGGGACTGTGGGCGCCCGACATGGGTGGCCCGCCGCCGCCGGTGCCGACTCCGGCGCAGATCGCGCAGTACCTGCAGTGGGATCAGCCCGCGCCGGGTCTGCCGCCGGCGCGCAACACGATGTGGATATCGATCGGCACCACCGGATTCACGCATGCGCCGGTGGTGCAGGTGACGGTGGCGCAGACCGCCGTGCCGCTGGTGGAACTGATTGCAATCACTGCGACATTCGAACGTTGCGGCATCGACGTTTAATCAAAAGCCCAAAACCGTCGGAATCCGGTTTTGGACGGTTTTGGACTTTTAGGCCAAAGGGCGCAAGCGATGGCGACGCAACAGTCACCCTATGACCCTGTTGGCGCGATGGGCGGTCTGTTCGCGCCGGCCTTCATCTTCGGCGATCCGCAGTCGGAGGCCGCGGTGGCGGCCTGGAACGCCGCGCATCTGCGCCAGCGTCCGGCGCACGACCTGCCGGTGGCGCCGAGCACCGTGACGCAGCCGGGCGGCACCGCCTCGGCCGCCGATCCGTTCGAAGCCCGCCGCAACGCCATCGCGGCGGCGCTGGTGGCGCAGGGCGGTGGTGCCGCGCCGGGTGATGTCGGCGGTCTCGGTCCCAGTGGCACGACAGCGCCCGGCGAGGCGCCTAGCGAAGCGCCTGGCGAGGCCCCCGCCGAAGCGCCCGGCGAGGCGCCTGCCGAAGCACCCAGCGCAGCGCCCAGCGCAGCGCCCAGCACGGCACCGGGTGCCCCCGCGGCGTCCAGCACGGCACCGGGCGCCCCTGCTGCGGCGCCAGCGGACACCTCGACCGCGGCGCCGGCACCGGCGCCGGGTCCGAGTCCGGCGGCCGCGCCGGCCGCGCCGGCTGCGCCTGCGGCGCCTAGCACCGAGGCGGCAACTGGCGCGTACGGCACCTATGCCTCGCCGGCTCAGCAGGCCATGCTGGGCCAGGCGATGGAAGCCGCCGCCCAGGCCGCCCAGGCCGCCCAGGCGGCCCAGGCCACCCCGGCGGCACCGGCGGCCCCAGCTGCGCCGGCGACGGCGCCAGCCGCGCCGGCGGCGCCGGCCGCACCCGCGGCGCCGGCCGCACCGACCGTCGGGGAGCCCACGGCGATGGACACGGCGCAAAACCTTGGTTTCAACAGTCTGGCGGCGGCGCTGGCCGCCGCCCAGGAGCAGGGCCCGCTCGGCACCATGGAAAGCATCGCCAGCCAGACCGCTCATGGTTACGGCGTGCCGGACGCGCCGGCGCCGGCCGATATGACGGCGGCCCAGATGGCGGCGGCGCTGGCGAATGCCCCGACCAGCAATCTGGCGAATCAAATGGCGGTGTCGCCGCCGGCGCAACAGGCCGAGGACACGCAGGCGGCGATTGCGGCGGCCGGCTTGTCCAATCCTGGTTTTGGCGTCGCCAGCGAGAGCAACATCGGCAGTCTCGGGCTCGGCCTTGGCCCGGCGCCCGGCACGCCGGGCCAGCCCGGCAGCACGGCGCCCGGTCCGGCCGTCGGCGACGTGTCTGGTCCGGGGCTCGCTGCAGCGCTCGGCGCCCTCGCTGGCGCGCCCGGCTCGGGCATCAACGGCTTCGGCGCCGGCGCGACCGGTGTCAGTAATTTCGGCGGCTTCGGTTTCGGCCCCGGCGCGCCGGGGCCCTCGGGCGGCTTGGGCGCGCTCGGCGGCGCCCTCGGTGGCGACATCGGCGGCAATGTCGCCGGCGACACCGGCGACACCGGTCAGAGCGCTCCGGGCGGCATCGGCTCGGATGCCGCCGCCAGCGGCATCAGCGGTCTCGGCGGCGTCAGTGCCGCCGGCGCCATGGGTGGCATCGGCTCGGATGCCGCCAGCGGCGGCGCCGGCGATCTTGGCGGCGGTGGCGCTCCGAGCGGCATGGGCGGCATCGGCTCGGATGCCGCGGCCAGCGGCGGCGTCGGTGACACCGGTAGCACCGGCGACAGCGGCAACGGCGACGGCGGCGACGGCGGCGGCGGCGGTGGTGATGGCGGAGGCTGGTGATGCTGAGTTACGTCTACAACCCTGAAGCTGCGATCGCCAACTTCGTGGCGGAGCTGGTGCCGCATTGTCACCGCGGCTTCGGTAGCAACATCCGCACCATCGGCGTGGTCGACCACGGCCAGCTGATCGCCGGCCTGGTCTATCACAACTACGACCCCGAGGCCGGCATCATCGAGATCTCCGGCGCAGCATTGCCCGGAAGGCTGTGGCTGACGCGACGCACCCTGGCGGTGATGTACGAATTTCCGTTCGAGCTGTGCGACTGCCAGATGGTGGTGCAGCGCACCCCGGCCGACGCCATCACGCTGCTCGGCATCCTGGCGGCGTACGGCTACACCCTGGTGACGATCAAGCGGCTGTTCGGCCGCGAGCGCGACGGCGTGGTCTGTACGCTGACGCGTGAGGACTGGCTGGCCAACAAGTTCAACCGCAAGCGCACCGCGCCGGTGATGCTGCAGAAGGAGGCCGCTTAAATGCCTTTCGCACCCCCGATTGACACCCAGCGCAACAGCATCGCCGCGGCGCTGATGAATATCGCGCGGCCGCCGCCGCAGCCGATGGGCATGCCGCAGCCGTCACGGATGCCGCCGCAGCCGACCCAGATGGGTCTGCCGCCGACGCCGCTACCCGGCGCGCCGATGCCGGGCGGCCCGTTGCCCGGAATGCCGCCGCCGGCCAGTCCGCTGCCGCAGGGGCCGCCTTCGGCGTCGCCGTTGATGCAACCGCCGGTGCCGCCGCTGGTCGGAGGCATGCCGCCGCAGCCGATGGGAGCGCCGGGCCAGCAGGGTCTGGTGCCGCCGACCGGGCCGCCGCTCGGCGGCCTGCAGCAGCCGCCGCCGTACTCCTAGGAGATCCGCGCCATGGGCAAGCCGTCTGCCCCGACCCCGCCCGATCCCGCCGCCACGGCGCGCGCGCAGACCGGCACCAACGTCTCGACCGCGGTTGCCAACGCCTATCTCGGCAATGTCAATCAACAGACGCCGTACGGCTCGCTGGATTACACCACCGGCAATAATTACAGCTGGACCGATCCAAGTTCGGGCCAGACCTACTCGATCCCGACTTTCACCGCGACCCAGACGCTGACGCCGCAGGGCCAGGCGATCGAAAGCCAGCGCGAGGCCACGCAGTACAATCTCGCCGGCATGGCCAACGCGCAGTCCGGCAAGATCGCGGGGATCTTGTCGACCGGCATCGATCTGTCGGGACTGCCGTCGGCCGGCGATGCCCAGAACATTTTGAACGTGCCGGCGGCCGCCACCAGCTACGATGCGGGTGGACCGATCCAGAGCCAGCTCGGCCCGGTCGGCGACATCACGCAGAGCTATGGCCCGGCGGATAATTTTTCGGCCGATCGGCAGCGGGTCGAGGACTCGCTGATGGCGCGGATGAACCCGCAGCTGCAGATCCAGCAGCAGGCGCTGCAGCAGCAGCTGGCCGACCAGGGCATCCGTTACGGCTCGCAGGCCTACAACGACGCCATGTTGACCTACAACCAGTCGGCCAACGACGCGCGCTGGGGCGCCATCAACCAGGCCGGCACCGAACAGCAGCGCATGGTCACCGAGGCGGCGCAGCAGGCCGCGTTCCAGAACGCCGCGCAGCAGCAGGGCTATCAGCAGACGCTCGGCGAGGCGGGCTTCGCCAACCAGGCCCAGGCCCAGGCGAACCAGCAGAACGCTGCCGCGGCGAGTTTTGGCAATGTCGGATTGGCGCAGCAATTGCAGCAGCAGCAGAGCGGCTTCAACGCCGAGCAGGCCGCGCGTAACCAGGCGTTGCAGGAAGCTTTCGCGACCCGTAATCAGCCGATCAACGAGATCACGTCTCTGCTCAGCGGCGGCCAGGTCCAGCAGCCGAATTTCGTCAACACGCCGGGCGCGCAGATTCCGACCACTGATATTGCGGGTCTGGTCAACCAAAACTTCAATCAGCAATTGTCGAACTATCAGGCCGCCAATGCCAACTACAATTCGCTGACCGGCGGCCTGCTCGGGCTCGGCGCCGGCGCGCTGAAACTGTCGGACGTGCGCGAAAAGGAAAACATCGAGCGCATCGGCACCGTGTTCGCGGCTGACGATGACCGGCTACCGATCTACAGCTACAGCTACAAGAAGGATCCGCGCTCGCGGCCGCAGATCGGCCCGATGGCGCAGGACGTCGAGAAAATCGATCCTTCCGCCGTACGAACGATCCGCGGCACTAAGTACATCGACCAGCCGCGCTTGATGGGCAGCATCCTGAAGGCAGCATGACATGGCACTCGATCCCCAAGCCCCGGACAATCCGCTCTCGTCACTATCGTCGTTCTTTTTCGCGCCGCCGGCCGGAGGCCCGACCAACTACCCGGCGATGGAGGCGCGGCGCAAGATCGCGCTGCAGCTGATGGCGGCGAGCGGCCGCAAGGGCTATCCGAAGACGTTCGGCGAGGGGCTCACCGCGCTCGGCGATGC